TGTGTCATTGTGTTTCTCCGTGGGTTTTGTGGATTACTCTGTAATTGCTCATCTTATAATGCTCACACAGTAGGTAAAGAGGCTGGTATAACTTGCACGTTACCTGACCAGTGAGGACCCCCTTTAGCGGGTAACATGCAAGTTATACCAGCCAGTGTCATAGCCAACATTTGTAGATGAAGCACGAACCCAAAGACGGGCCTGTGCCGTTGATGAAGCTAAGGCAAACGGAGCGGGAGTAGCAGAGCCAGCAAGATATGTCGTTGCTGATATGCAATAGTCTGCATCTGAAATAGCAGACGAAAAGTTGGCATAGTATTCTCCGGTGCTTACATCCGTAATGCTGCTCACATTGCCACTAGCACGAATAGCAGGCGTACCAGTGCCGTTGAAGTTCACCCAAGCCTTAGCCGTGAAGTTACCAGCGGGGATAGGACTAGCACTATCGAAGTTGTCGTCGCCTCTAAGGGTAGTAGCCATCTAAGCCTCCGATCTTGATAAAAGTCTGTGTCATTGTGTTTCTCCGTATATTAGTACATTAGCCCAGCACTATAAGTTCCATCTTCATAAGCCCCAGTGCCGCTGTTTTGACCGCCGCCGTGTCCAAAAGAAGACGTAGTAACCGCCCCACAAGAAATACCCTGCCTGTCTTTATTTACACTGCCATAAACACGGGTTCCAAACACTACGACGTTTGCGTTTGGGAGGGCGTTGCTTAGATTTGCCGTGTATTTACCGACGCCATCGTCAACTAAACTTGAAATGTTGCCACTTGCGTTAATGGTGGTTCCGTCAGTTTGGTTAATCCAAGCCCGTGCAGGATAAAGCCCAGCACCAGCCGTAGTCTGTAACGTATCAACCTTTAACGTACTCATGCTGCTATCCTCCAAGCATTACGAAACGACCTGTCAGAGGGGACGTCTTCTGTTTTGACAATCTTAAACATCGGTCTGTTATATTCCTGTGACCAGATGTGGCGAGGGATGTCCTTCATTACGAGATACTCGATGGCCTCTTCCTCTGTGAGAGGGCCAATGCGAGGTGCAGTCCACTGTGCTTCATGCTTTGCAGGGTCATGCTTAAAGGTGTCGTGACGACCCTCTGAGATGGCCTGTTGCTCATCGTCCTGCAAAGCCCAGTAAACGGAGATAGGTGGCAGCAGCCCAGCCTTAGCTTCTTCTAGCCAGTTGTCACTAGGGACAAGCACCATTGCGGGTTGCTCTGGCTGCTCTGGGTCTTCAAAAATTACTCTGTAGTTGCTCACTCTACCACCACCACGTTAACGAACTCTTGGTCATATGCAGAAGAATTGCCAGACCAGCCTACTCGAAAACGAAACTGGCTGGTGCTGTAAGATATGCTGCCTTTAAGCCATGAGCCGTAAGCATATCCTGCTGTTTGCCCCCCTGTAGTGTTGTCACTTGCTGAAAGAGACGCTGCATAAGTAGAAGAACTCATAGCGGTTGAAAAGTTTGTACCGTAATACCCAGTTCCGTAGTCAGTGATGCTACTGACATTTCCACTGTTACGAACAGCTACTGCACCAACACCGTTAAAGTTTACCCAAGCCTCATTTGATCCAGCACCAGACGAAATACCAGTCAGCCCACTGCCATCACCTGTAGCTGTAAGTAACTCTCCTGCCGCATCTGGAAGGGTCAGGGTTCGTGCTGAATTGGTGTTAGGAGCTTCGATAATTAAAGTGCCGCTTCCGCTGGCGTTGCCCTGTATTTTAATCGTTGCCATTTAGATCACCGTCCATGTTTCGCCAGCACCCACTGTAACGGTGACACCACTATCAATCGTGATAGGGCCAGCAGACATTGCGTTCTTGCCGTTTGTGATTGTGTAGTTCGTGGTCACGTTCTGACCGTTCTCGTAGAAGATGTCGTCGTTGCCACCACCCGTTGCACCCGCTGCGATACCAGTCAAGGCAGAGCCATCACCTGCATAAGACGTGGCTGTCACGGCGTTAAACGTAGGGCTGTCATTACTTTGTACGGCACTGTCTGCAAGTGCACCTTGTGCTGCGGTTGCTACACCTGACGGTGTAACTTTAGATGATAGAGTTGCCATTAGTTTTACCCTTCTGGCTCAGTGGGCCATGTTACTGTGTTGGGGAAGCCAGACTGTTGTGGTACGTTTAACAGTGCTTGACGGTATGTAGCCCAGAGTGCTTGGGTCTCAGCGTCCAGTGCAGCCCAGCGCAAAGCGTTGCCAGCAATAGCATCTACTTCTGTAAGGCGACCATCCCGATCAGCACGAACTTCTGCGGCGAGTTCTGCGTCTAGTTCTGCCTGTGTAGGTGCAACGTAGGCTGCAAAGTCAGTACCAATCAGAGCCATGACGTCATCGTTGTTGATGGTCATATCTGTGTCAGCAGGGTCTACTGTGTAAGGTATCCAACCGTGCTGTGGGTGGTTAATCTCTACGTCCATACGGAGGTTGTCGGACTGTAGGGATACAGCATTACGGACCTCTGTGATTATAATGCTCATTATGATATCCTTAAGAAAACGGTGCCTCGTCCGTGAGTTGAGGTGCTACTTGCTGTTTGAGAACCCATAGCCCTCCAAGTGCCTGCCATATACTGATCTCCACGGGCTAATCCTGTTATATTGGCGTTGTAAGCGGTATTTGAAGCAGTTAAACTTTGAACAGCCCGCACCCCACCACTAATAAGAGTTGATCCCGAGTGTACTGAACCCGTGGTTATGCTGACGCCGTTTAGCACTAGGAAAGCATAAGTCCCAACAGCACCTGCGGTTGTGCTGCCGCCAACTCTAGTTGTATCGTTGATAAGGGTTACAGTTGTGCCACCGTCTAGGGTGTAGAAGTCGTAGGTTACGGTCTCTCCTACTGCCCCACTTACTGTAGGGGGGTTCTCAACTGAGGCTGGAAGCGTAACGACTGCTCCTGTGCCCACATCGTACTGTACAACACTATCATTAGTATTATCCACCAAGTACATGATACTGCCGTCAGTGCTAAAGACTACTGTGTAGAGGTCAGGTGTGTTTTCAGATGCAATGAAGTTCTGTAAGTAGACTGCTGTAGAGACATCCCAAGCTGTGCTTAAGTCGTACTCGTACACCCCCTCTGAAGTAGCGCCCGCCATGTACATCTTAGTGCCATCAGGCTTGAAGGTCATTCCACGGCAACCACCGTCTTGAGCAGACACAGAGAAGTTCTGCAAGTAGACCGCTGTAGAGATGTCCCAAGCAGTACTTAAATCGTACTCGTATACGTTACCGTTAGTCTGACCAAGCATGTACATCTTCAGTCCATCAGATTTGAAGGACACCCCTACTACTGACGTATCTTGAGCAGACACAGAGAACGCCTGTAGGAACGAAGATGTAGAGATGTCCCAAGCTGTGCTTAGATCGTACTCGTTTATGTCAACTCCAATTAGTCCAGCTATGTACATCTTAGTGCCATCAGGTTTGAAGAAGATGTCGTAAGGTACGGTATCTTGAGCAGACACAGAGAACAACTGTAAGAAGACTGCTGTAGAGGCATCCCAAGCCGTGCTTAGGTCGTACTCGTTTACCTCATCTCCATTATTGCCCACAATATACATCTTGAGGCCGTCCGGCTTGAAGAAGATGCCAGCGGGGCTTGTCTCTTGAGTAGCTAAAGAGAACGACTGTAAGTAAGAAGCTGTGGATACATCAAATAACTCGTTAACCCTAGTACTCTCAACATCAAAGCTATAGCTCCATCTTGCTTCAGTGGGAACACTAGCAAAACTAACAGTAGTGTTCGCTGTGAGTGTGCCTTGGCTAAAGAAGTTGTAAGTCCCTACGTCCAGCGAAGGCGTAGCTCCTGTGACTGTTACAGGTTTGAAGGCGTTGATACCTGTAAGACTAGAGCCATCACCTGTTGGTGTCAGGAACGTAGCATCTGCACCAGCTACTGTATAAGTGTCAGCAACGGAGAACGTGCTATAAGCTACAGTGTCAACAGTGTCACCAACAGTTGCACCAACAGTCAGTACAACAGTCGTACCATTCGTAGCTGTAAAGTCATCACCAGCAATCAGCTTAATGCCGTTGAGGTATACATCAATAAAGCCAGCAGAGTATGTAACACTGAAGTCTGTCTGACCTGCTGTAGCTACAAAGTTAACACGGGTTGTACCTAAACCAGCTACTGCACCAATCTGGGCATAAGTCTGCCATGTCGTACCATCGTAGGTAAACTGAACAGCCACCCCACCAAGGTCCATCGTCATGTCTTCTGCATCGCCTTCAATGGTAGAACCATTACGAGCAACAGTAAGGTTTGTAGTCCCCCAATCATCACCGTCAGTAATGACAACAGTGTCACCTACTGCTGGGGTTGCTGGCAGGGTTACTGTGAAAGTACCGCCAGAGGTATCAGCAATGACACCCTCGTTAGCTGCCATCGTGACGTTAGCTGTGTGGCGTGTGTAGGCAATACCACCTGCCATATCAGCAGCGGCCCAAACACCACTGCCGTAGACTAGAGCCTGACCATCAGCAGGTGTCATAGAGGCTACGTCTGACAGGTTTTCAATGCTCTCGCCTGTGATGTCCTGCAAGGCACTGTCAGCCAGAGCACCCTGTGCTGCTGTAGCATAATCTGTAGCTGCTGTAGCTGCGGCAGTACCTAAGGTAGGCTTACCTGTTAGGTCACTGTAGCCACCAGTAGAAGCTACTGTAGCAAGGCCAAGGTTAGTACGAGCAGTAGTAGCATTAACTAAGTCAGATAGGTTGTTAGTTGCAAGCAAAGCACCTGACAGAGAAGCATAGGCTGCTACCCAAATAGAGCCTTCATACACTTTCATAATATCATCAGTGGTGTTGTAGTACAGAGCACCAGCAACCAAAGCATTGCCATCGTTGTCTAGGGTTGGGTCACTTGCCTTTGCCCCTAAGTACCGATCATCGAAACTATCCAAGGCCGCAAGGGCTGCATCCTTAGCTGCCTCTGCCGCAGTCTTAGCTGTCTCAGATTCAGTAGCTGACGTGGCTGCATTCGTTTCAGAGGTAGCAGCATTTGTTTCACTTGTAGCTGCATTAGTCTCACTGGTAGATGCAGCAGAGGCACTAGCAGCCGCCTCAGAAGCCGAAGTAGCTGAATTGGTAGCTGAGGTAGCCGAAGCAGTAGCTGACCCACTAGCAGCCGTCTCTGAAGCTCCTGCGTTAGTCTCACTCGTAGCAGCAGCCGTAGCTGACAAACCAGAAGCAGTCTCTGAGGACTCAGCATTAGTTTCAGCTGTCTCAGCATTTGTCTCAGCTAACTCAGCAGCTGCCTGTGCAACCAAAGCAGCAGCCTTAGCAGCTTCTACATCTGAGAGGTAGTCCGTACCATTGATCAGCAAACCAGCTGCACCAATAATGTTATTACCATTAAGGTCTAGGTCTGCCTCCATAGCATTCGGAGTACTGCCATCCAAAGACAGAGTATTATCAAACCCATCACGTAAGGCTTCAAAGTTAGCATTCAAAGTCTCAGTTGAGTTGAACCCTGACTGTA